CGGTTAAAAACCGTTATTGGGGCCCCACCTTTACAGGTGTATTCCCTATGCCAAACCCTAATCCCTTTCCTCTTTGTTTTACAAAGATAGTGAGAGTATGGTTGATTTATCAATCGGGACGGCTAAAACATGTGAATATTCATGTCTTAGTTTCTTGAAACTAAGTCTCTTTTGGATCCGTTTGCTCAGGTACATACTATATACACAACACTAACTCTAGATACTCAATATACTAATAACCCCTTGTAAGAAAGTCATAACTTGTAATTATGACGTTTCTTAGTGGGGAATTATGCATATATTGGTAGTAGATCGGTGCTGTATTAAGACCCACGCGTCGTCTCACTATGGACACAGGTGAAAACCTAACTATATAATGAAATTTATAATTAAGTGTTCCCAGGTCAGGATAGCCAATGAAAATTAATACAAGTGTATGTAACCTTCAGAAGGTTCGATTCCTTTGTGAAGAAGACCCTGCGGGGTATATTATTTTTATCATGAAAACTAAATCGTTATCATTTACAAATACTATACTGTTCCCTGAGATTATAGATTCACGAAGAGATAATAATCCTTTCATATTTCTTGCTAACTCTAAAGAGTTAGAAAGATACTATGAAGTATTAATTTCTCTTTATCCCATTGCCGATTCAAGGTTATTACACGCTACGAGAAAGTTAAAAGATTCTATTGACTCCTTATGAAGAAACAACGGTGCTAAATACACCGTTGAGTATTTAAAAGAAGCCAACAGGCTTTTACAATTCTTTGTAGCAGGTAATCCCCAATCCTCAGATTCCAGTTTGAGAGTTGGGGCTCCCGGTGGATTACCTTTAATAATACCTGGAAACCACCGTGACTTGATTAGAGATAATCAAAATCACCGTGATTTCCCGAATGTTATTAGAGTAATCTTCGCTCTTCTAGGTTGTTATCGATTGATAAGATATCCGGGTACTCTTAAACTTGAGACTATTGTGGACAAATCTACTTCACAAGGGTTAAACCCTTGAGAAATAGGTTTTACACTTAGTCTAAAATTTAAAACAATCTTTGATAAAACAAAGGTTGCTAAGTACTCGTATAATTTATTATCATTAACAACTGCAGGACCTAATAAACGAATCTCTCTTATGTCGGCTCCCCTTGATGCGTTAGCGTTAAGGGCAAGTAACATTTTAGGTGATCTTAAAGTATTATCTGATTTCTTCTCTATCGGGGTTTACCCCCTGTTAGAAAAGGAATTAAATATGCTTAGCGATATACCAACGAGAGGTACGGAATTATTAAGTAAGCTCTCCATTAAGGAAGAGCCTGCAGGAAAGAGGCGTGTCTTCGCTATCGTAGATATATGAACTCAAAGTGTATTGAAACCAATGCATGATCATGTGTTCTCAATTTTAAGATTGATACCACAAGATGGTGCATTTGATCAGATTAAACCTGTAAAGGCACTATTATCGCGTAACAAAGGACTAAAAACCTTTTGTTATGATCTTAGTGCTGCTACAGATCGTTTTCCGATATCAATACAAGTTGATGTTTTATCTTTTCTATATAATAGGGATGTTGCAAATGCTTGGAAACAAGTACTTGTAAACCGTCCTTATTATCTAAGAGAGACAAATCAATCATATTTCTATGGTGCTGGACAACCGATGGGTGCTCTTAGTTCATGAGGCGTCTTTTCTCTTTGTCATCATTTAATTGTTCAACTTGCTGCTACCAGAGTTGGTATAAGAACATGGTTTACCGAGTATGCTCTACTCGGAGACGATATTGTTATAACCAATGAGGAAGTAGCGAATGAATATTTTAAAATAATGACAAGTGAGTTGGGCGTTTCAATAAATAAGAGCAAGTCCCTACAATCAAATCAAGGAGTAATGGAATTCGCAAAACGTATAATAGGACCTAAAGGAGATTTCTCTCCGGTAGGACCGAAGAACGTTTCGTTGTTCCTGGCTGATAAACTTCATATCCCAAGTCTACTTATAGATTTGAGAGATAAAGGTATTGGCATTGATTATTTCTTCGTTCGTAAACTTCTTACCACATTAAAGCAGAAGCATCTTTTCAAATTTAATTGATCAGAGATTCATGCTATGATATGGAGCTTGACAGAACCCTTCGGCTTCCTGAAATCTTATACTCTTACGCCATGAAAGTGACGTAAGACTATAGGGTCTCTAGAAGCAGTTGAGTCTCTAGAAAAGCTGTTGAAATTTATGAAGGAAGAATGGTCTCTAAACCAGGAAAAGGCCCTTAATACTTGTAAAGATTGTATAGATTTATATAATGGATGATATCCTATTCATGACGTTATGTTTCATACGAATATGATCCCAAGCCTGAAAGAACAGAAGTTAAAACTAATCGAGGAATATGCTAGACTTACAAGTCTAAAATATCCAAAGATTGATTTTAAAGTTGAATACCCACGTATGCGATCTAGTTATAACATGATGGAAACATTATGAGATAACTCGGATCCATATATGAGTATACCAACTACTCCTGCTTCTCCGGACTTGTGGATTTATATTTATGATGATAATAACAAAGTTAGGTTAAGTAGATCTTTCGATATGCTTAAACCTGACTTCATGTTAGGACAAATCCTTAAATATCTATCGGAAAACCTCCCACCCGTAATTCCAATGACTTCCGTTTTCGCCGATAATAATATCAACCGTAGATCGCTTAGACATGTTAGCTTCCGATTCTTAAAGAAATTTATGAATTGGAGCCACCATAGCTAAATCTATAAGATATAGTCATAGATCATCCTTCAACAAGATGTTTTATGATTATACTTTATAGGATCTGTTCGTTAGCCAGTAGAGTTACTAGGATGTTCCTTCAATCGACCTTGGGTCGTGAAGGGAAGTTTTACCTTATATTTTATACAAAAATTAAGGGGGTCTTTACCATTAATATATTAAGGTTTAGATAGGGTGTTTAAC